TATTATTAAAGAAATCTGGGAACCTCCAGCTTTACTGACCGCCCCAGCGGACGATGCAGAGACAGTAGAGCGAAGTACTGCATATACAAGGAATTATCATGGCTTCGACCACCTTCTCCGGCCCAGTCACATCCACAAACGGATTTATCGGCGCTGTTACAGGCAACTCTACAGGCACATTGACAGGCAACGTAGACGCAACTGCGGGTTATATTCAGCTTCGCACAGCCACAAGCGTACAAATTGCTGCCGTTGCTAATGCTGTAAACACCGTAGGCAAAGCGGCTGGAACAATCGTATTTGATACGACTCTTGGCACACTTAAGATTGCTACAGGCGCACTTGCGACAAGCACTTGGGTCAACGCTGACGGCACTACGGCGATTACTCCTGCTTAATTAGCTCCAACTAAAAGGAGCCGATCATGGCTATGCAATATGACGTTAAGTCGAAACACGCTAGCACAAGCGGGCTTGTTGTTTCTGGACGCACCCGATTAAAGGGAGCGGTTATGTTCCCTTTTACAGGAACAACCGGTTATGCAGCCTTTGTGGATGATGTAAGTATCACAGGCACGTATGCACGTTCAACCACTACTGCTACAGTTACTGCGGCGAATCATAGTTTGTCCGTTGGCGACTGGGTGTATCTTGACTGGGATTTAACTGATAATCCTTACCAAGTTCAAACAGTTACAAACGCTAACGTATTTACGGTAACGGTTGCTAACTCAGGTGCCGCAAGTGGCGCTGTAGTGGTTTACAACGATGTGTTGTTGCAAGCAGATTCTTCTGAACCTACTCCGTACAATATAGTAATTCCGGGCGAAGGAATTCTTGCTTACAACGGCATTAGAATCTTTTTGCCAGCTAACTTTCATGCTACGGTGTTCTATGGCTAAGAAGACCCCCTCTCTAGCGGTCGGTCGTGGTGAAAAGCTACCCGTCTCTAAGGGGGCTGGTTTGACCGCCAAAGGTCGTGCTAAATATAACGCAGCAACTGGGTCAAACCTAAAGGCTCCACAGCCCGAAGGTGGCCCGCGCAAGAAATCCTTTTGTGCCAGAATGAGTGGTATGCCCGGCCCTATGAAGGACGAGAAAGGCAGACCAACACGCAAAGCCGCAAGCCTCAAAAGATGGAAATGTTGAAATGGAAGATCTCGTGCAAACAGCTCGTGAGTTAGCTACCCACGCTAACGAAATTAAACATATCCAGTCTGATATGGATCAAGTTCTTCAAGAGCTAAATGCTATGAAGGCAACCATTGACTTAATCAACCAAAAGCTTGACCGAGCTGAAGGTGGATGGAAAACTCTTATTTGGATAGGCACAGCTGTCAGTAGCATTACAGGCTTTATTGGTTATGTAGTCGGATATTTTCGAGGTTAACATGCCAGCAACAAGTGAAAAGCAAAAGAAGTTTATGGATGCTGCAGCGCACAATCCTAAGTTTGCTGAGAAAGCTGGTGTGCCTGTAGGTGTAGCAAAAGAATTTTCCAAGATGAGTAAAGGTCGTAAATTTACAACCGGATCCCGCCCTGATTTGCAGAAGGTTAACAAGCCCAAAACAGATCACGGCAAAATGAAACTTTTTAATGAAGGTGGTGCTATGAAACATTCAGATATGTCGATGGACAAGAAGGTTGTCAAAAAAGCCGTTGGTATGCATGACAAACAGCAACACGGTGGCAAGAAGACTGATATGTCCAAGCTTAAAAAAGGTGGTGCTATTGATGGTTGCGCTACTAAAGGCAAGACAAAAGGCACGATGATTAAGATGAAGTCTGGTGGCAAAACCTGTTAAGGAGATTATTATGCCAGCACCGATTGTTGTTCCAGCTATAGCCGCAGGTGTTGGCGCACTTGCTAGAAACTTTGCTCAAAAAGCAGCTACTAAAGGTATGAGCGCTGGAGCTAAAAAAGAGGCTGCTAAAAAAGCCGCTCAGGAAGCGAGAGAAGAAGCGCTAAAGAACGCCAAAACTGAGGTTAAAGATGGGGTAAAAGAAACATCATATCCCTACGTTGACCCAAAAAAAGCTGGTGATATACGCGATTTTGCAAGCCCTACATCGTCGTCTAGGAATGCTCCACGTCTTACTGACGAATCATTAGACTACGCTGGTTTTAAAAAGGGTGGTAAAGTATCTTCCGCTTCTAAACGAGCTGATGGCTGCGCTGTTCGTGGCAAAACGAAAGGACGGATGGTCTAATGAGAGCCTCTCGCGGCATGGGTGCGATTAACCCCGCCAAAATGCCCGGGGGTAAAAAAGCTCGTCGTAAAGATGGTGATGAGTTTACGATGTACGCTGAGGGTGGCAAAGTAAATGCTGCTGGTAATTACACCAAACCCAGCTTACGTAAGAAGATCGTGTCCCAAGTTAAAGCCGCAGCTACGCACGGTACGGGTGCAGGTCAGTGGTCAGCCCGCAAGGCGCAGCTAGTGGCTAAGAAATACAAGGCAGCAGGCGGAGGCTACCGAGATTGAAAGCCCCGCAAAAATCCTTAAAAAACTGGGGAGACCAGAAATGGCAAACCAAGTCAGGCAAGAAATCCTCGGAAACGGGTGAGCGGTACTTGCCAGAAAAGGCTATAAAAGCATTAAGCCCTGCGGAGTATGCAGCCACAACCAAGGCTAAACGCGCAGGTAAGTCGGCAGGTAAGCAGTTCGTGGCTCAGCCAAAACGTATTGCAAAGAAAACGGCAGGATTTAGATGACTACTTCAGGTACCGCAGGCTTTAATCTTGACCTCTCCGATCTCGTTGAAGAGGCTTTTGAGCGTTGCGGCAAAGAACTGCGTACTGGCTATGACTTGCGCACAGCGCGTCGTAGCTTAAACTTGCTGACCATTGAGTGGGCAAACCGTGGTATTAACCTGTGGACGATTGAGCAAGGCTCGATTCCTATGGTCACAGGTCAGTCTACATACAACTTGCCTGTCGATACTATTGATCTTTTGGATACTGTGATCCGTACAGGCTCTGGTCAAAACCAGACTGACATTAACATTACCCGTATTTCTGAGTCTACGTACTTAACTATTCCCAATAAGAACGCGCAAGCGCGACCCATTCAAGTTTGGATTAACCGTCAGTCTGGCGCACAGTATCCAGTCGGTGGTCAGCCTGCAGGAACAGACCCTGCAACAGGTATTGACAATCCAAAAATTGTTGTCTGGCCTACCCCTAACGCACCGGGCGATCAGTATACGTTTGTGTATTTTCGCCTAAGACGCATTCAAGACTCTGGCGGCGGTGTTTCTACGCAAGACATTCCATTTCGATTTCTTACCTGCATGGTTGCGGGTCTAGCGTTTTACCTGTCTGCCAAGTTGCCAGAGGTAGATCCACAGCGCGTATTGTTTCTGAAGTCTGAGTACGAGCAGCAGTTCCAACTTGCCGCCGATGAAGACCGCGAGAAGGCTCCAGTTCGATTTGTTCCACGTAATATGTTTTATTGAGGTGAGCGATGCCTAGTCAATTCGCCTCGGGTAAATATGCAATTGCGGAGTGTGATCGGTGTGGTCAACGTTTTAAACTGAAAGAGCTTAAAAAGTTAGTTGTTAAGACACAGATTAAAAACATTTTGGTTTGTCGTGAATGCTGGGAACCTGATCAACCGCAGTTGCAGCTTGGTATGTATCCGGTCAATGACCCACAGGCTCTTCGCAATCCAAGGCCAGATACCAGCTATGTTGTGTCAGGTTTAGATGTTGACGGCGATCCGTCCGGTGGTAGCAGAATATTTCAGTGGGGTTTTAACCCAGTTGGCGGTGCTAGAGATAATGGTTTAACACCTAATGACTTGATTATCCAAACCCAGCTTGGTACAGTTACAATAGCGGTTACTTAAGGAGTTATCATGTTTAAACGTGGCGCAGATGGCGTAGCAAAGAAAGGTAAGACCGAGGGTAAGAATCTTGGTAACAGCGGCCCAATGGTTGCTGCATTGTCCGGCAAGGGAACACCATCTTCTAAAGGCGGCAAGAAAAATGCTGACATGAAGAAAATGGGTCGTGGCTTGGCTAAAGTAGCTGCTCAAAAGCGAGGATGATATGGCTAAGTACAGTCAAAAAGTAATGGGTAAGGAAATTGGCGATGCAAAGGTATACGCTGAACCCCATACCATGAATGGCAAAAAGTTTGGCGCTGAAGCTCATGCAGCAACAATGTCCAAAAGACAAGATCCAAACACAATGGCTGCGAAAGACTTTACAGCTTGTGGCCCCGCTATGCGTGTCAGTACTGGAGATCCAGCTCGTGAAAACGTCAAGACTTCCGGCATTAAGATTCGTGGCACAGGCTGCGCAACGAAGGGAACAATGGCTCGTGGGCCAATGGCATAATGAACTACGCTCAACTCTCCGCTACTATTCAGGCTTATTCAGAAAGCGATGAACCTCTGTTCGTCGAGAATATCCCCGTCTTTGTTCAAGCGGCAGAGCAGCGTATTTATAATTCTGTCCAGCTCTCATACCTACGCAAGAACGTAACGGGTAGTGTCACTCCCAGTAACAAGTATCTTTCTGCCCCAACAGACTTTCTGTCTGTGTATTCGGTTGCAATCATTAAAGCAAACGGGGAATACGAGTACTTGCTAAACAAGGATGTAAACTTTATTCGTCAGGCGTACCCATCGCCTACAGACACAGGCTTGCCAAAGTACTACGCTATTTTTGGCCCAACGACAACAGGTGGAAATCCTCCTGAGCTGACTAACGAAATGTCGTTCCTACTTGGCCCAACACCCGATATTGGGTATTCCGTTGAACTTCATTACTTCTTCTACCCAGAGTCAATTGTGACCGCTGGTACGACTTGGCTTAGTGATAACTTTGACACAGCCTTGCTGTACGGTGCGATGCGAGAAGCGGCTATTTTCCAGCGTCAGGAACCTGATGTCGTAGCAAACTACGAAGCCAAATACCAAGAGACACTGATGTTGCTTAAGCAGCTTGGGGACGGAAAAGAGCGCCAAGATAGCTATAGAAGCGGGCAAGTCCGCTATCCGGTTAAATAGGAAATAACATGGCTTTCACCGGCAATTTCCTCTGCAACAGTTTTAACCCGGGGCTTGTTTCCGGTCGGTTTGATTTTGTTTCGCCAACAACAGATACGTACTACATCGCGCTGTACACCAACAACGCTACGCTCGATAGCTCCACAACTGCCTACACAACATCGGGTGAAGTGGTGGCTGCTGGTTACACGGCGGGTGGCAACGTTATTACGCCAACGTACTTTTCAGAGTCAGGCGGCGCGTATATTAGCTTCGCCAATACTTCTTGGACATCTACGCTTACCGCTCGTGGTGCATTGATATACAAACCCGGCGATAATGGCGCTATCTGTGTTCTTGACTTTGGTGCAGACCGCACATCTACTATAACTTTTACGGTGCAGTTCCCACCTGCTACAACAGGTTCTGCGCTACTACGGCTTCCTTAAGGGGTTTTAAATGTTGAACCAACACGCAACCATCCAAGACATCATCTCGTCAACGTTAGAGTCCAACAAGACTGCTAGCGAAGGTACGCGAGCCGGTGGTGTATTCCACGCACAGTGCTTTGACCAAGACGGCAACCTGAAGTGGGAAGAAAAGTCACATAACCTCGTGGTCAATCAAGGCCTCAAGGACATGAATGACAAGTATTTCTCAGGTGCGGCTTATACGGCTACTTGGTTTATTGGTCTGATTACAGGCCCCGGTGCAAGCACGACATTTGCTGCTGCCGATACGCTTGCCTCACACGCTGGCTGGACTGAATATACAGACTATTCTGGTAACCGTGGCGCGATTACTTTTGGCGCAGCAACGCTAGCTGATCCCTCTGTTATTACAAACGGCACTGCTGTTCAGTTCACCATCACGGGCGCAGGCGGCACAGTTGCTGGTGCGTTCTTAGCTAGTGTTGCTACAGGTACATCAGGGATTTTGTTCTCTGAATCTGACTTCCAAGCTCCCGGTGATCGCGCTGTGGTGTCGGGTGATGTCTTGAATGTAACCTACCAATTCTCGCTTGACGCTGCGTAAGGAATAGACATGGCTACTAAATTCATTAAAGACCAAGTTATTAAGGTCAACGCCGTTGTGCCGCAAGGCCCTGTCAAAAAGCTTCGCATGGATGAGGACGGTAACTTCTTCTACATGATTGAATGGGTTGATGGCAGCGGTCAGGTGCAGTCTCGTTGGTTTGCTGAATCTGAATTGACAGAGGTTTAAACGGTGTGTTTGCCGGGTCACCTTTCGCTACAGCTCCCTTTGCCGCATTAAGCGGCAATACCTTTTTTGTCACTATTTCTGAGTCGGCAACGGGGTCTGATTCCGTATCGGCGCTTGCTTCGTTTGTTGCATCTCTCAGTGAGACAGCCACTGCCTCTGACTCCGTTTCAGCGTTAGCTACGTTTTTAACAAGCATTGCCGAGTCTGCGACGGGTTCAGATACGGTTTCTGCAAGCTTTTCAATCAACAGCTCGTTGTCTGAGTCCGCCACAGGCAGTGAGACGGTATCGGCTGCTCAGAGCTTTTCTGTTGCAGTGCAAGAAATTGTCAGTATTTCTGATCTGACCGCAGCTCTTGTTGAGTTTGGTGGCGTCATTAACGAGTCCGGTACAGCGGCAGATTCGGTGTCTGCGTTGGCAAGATTTGTAGCGTCTATCGTTGAAACAAGCACCGCTACAGACACAGTTACAGTCGCTCCCAGTACGTTTAATGCCATCATTAGCGAGGCTGTAACGGCCTCTGAGAACGTTGTAACGGGCGTTGTGTTGGTAGTAAATATTCAAGAAAGCGCCACAGGGTCAGAGTCGATAAGTGGTTTGGTCGAGTTTGGCACGGTGATTCAAGAGCTTGCGACAGGTGCTGCGTCTACCAGTAGCGTGGTGGAATTTGGTGCGTTAATTCAAGAACTTGGGATTGCTGCGGACAGTATTTTGGCTAGGTTCTTATGGGAACTTATCAATGACAGCCAAACCGTTGCATGGCAAAATATAGGAAGCGGTGGGGGTTCAGCTTGGCAGTCCGTCAACACCTCCGTTGGTACAGATTGGACTCCGATTGAAACAGCACCGTAAGGAAAGATCATGGCTCTC